CATCCTGGCGCAGCGGCTGGGCGCCGGTCGCCGAGTAGAACTTGTAGGCGTCCTGCGTCAGGGCGTGGCCGATCAGCTTGTCGAAGAATTCCGGGCTGACCAAGGCGTAAACACTGATCATCGACTCGCCCAGAAGGTTGTCCTCCACCGCCCGGATTGCAGTGCGCACCTTTTCCTGCACCTTGGTGGTGGCGGTTCCGAGCACGAAGTCGACCGAAACCTGCGAAAGGCCGAACTCGGTGAAGTAGTTGTAAAGCGTGGTGCCGGCCCCGTCCTTCACGATGCCGCGCAGCGCGTTCATCTCCATGTATTCGCGGGTCTGGGCGTGCTTGCGCCGCATCAGGGTCAGCTTGCGCAGCATCACCGTGGCCAGTTGGTCGTTCTCAGGGCCGCCAAAGGCGGGCACGCCCTGAATGTCGGAGGCGAGGATCACGTCGTCATGCGGGATCCACGGAAGGCCGAAGGAGCGCATCGAGCGGCCCTCTCGGCTGGCGACCGTGGCGGGGGCACCCAGCGGCACCGAGGGCAGCACGTTCAGCGCGCCATCGAACTGCTCGATGATCACCGAGCGTTGGGTGATGCCTTCGAAGCGGAACAGGCCGATCTCGCCCAAGCGGGTGTAGAGGTTGGGCAGGATATTGATGGCTTGCGTCATCTCAGACAGCGAGTAGCCGCCCGCGTCAAACGGGTTGCGAATGATGGCGTTCATCTGGTGTCTCCGTGGGGTTTTGGGTGAGGTCAGGCGCTGGTGCGCGGCACGATGAGGGCGGCGGCCAGCTCGGTATGTTTGGTGGCGGTTTTGGGCGCGTCGTTGACGGTGGCGTCAAACACCAGCGCCGCTTTCGAGACGATGGCCGGGCCGCGCGCCAGAATGACGCCGGTGGCATCGCCCGCCGTGGCATCGGTGGCCGTCAGCAGCACCGCCACCGCGACGGCTGAGCCATCGACAGCGCCGTCGGCGGCCAGCTGGTATTTGCCGCTGGCGGTGATCTTGCCGAGAACAGAGCCGACGCCATAGCTGGTGCCGGAGAGCAGCGTGACCGATTCGCGGGAGTAGTTCGGTTCGGCCTCGTACTTGAGGACGTCGCCCATGGTGGGCGATTGGGTGAGAGCAGCCATGGTTCAGATCCTTTCAGGTGTGAGGTTTCAGGCGGCTTTGCCGGTGGCGCGCTTGACGGCGGCCAACAGCGGGCTTTCGGGGGCCGCTGATTTCGGCGGCGGCACCACGGCAACGGCGCTGGCGTCGCCGCGCGCGGCCAACTGGTTCAGGATGGAGGAGCGCAGCGCGTCAGGCCGGAGGCCCTTTTGCACGGCTTCGGCCACATCGATTGAAAGGCCAAGACGGGCGGCCTGTGCGCCGATGGTGGCCAGTTCCGCCGCCTCAGCGCGGGCGAGAGCCACGGCACCGGCGGCCTCGGTCGGCGCAGGCGCGGGAGCGACGGCAGGCTCAGCCGACGCAGGGCTCGGCGGCGCAGACACGGCCTGTTCTTCCGCCTCATTGGTGGCGGCTTCACTGGCCGCTGCGGTCGCATTCGGTTTCATGGAAACCTCCTTTGAAAGCTGGGATCGAATCACGCGTCCCGGCGTCGCGCTTCGGGCTGGTCGCCCATTCACAGCAGCGGCAAAGGCGGCGAAGGCCGATGCCAGGTCTGAAACTTCATCCGCCAGCCCCGCCGCCACGGCGTCTGCGCCGCTGTAGCAGTCAGCCTCGGTCGCCAGTGCCGCCTCCGCTGTCATGCGACGGCCACGACCGGCAGCGACGGTCTGGGCGAAGAGCGTGCGGATGCCGTCGATTTCCGCCTGGACGCGGGCGCGCACCGGATCGGGCAGCGGCTCGTAAGGATTTCCGTCGACCTTGTGCGCGCCGGAATGGATCAGCGTGATGGTCACGCCTTCGGCGGATAGATGGCCGCTCAGATCGGCGTGCATCACCACGACGCCGATGCTGCCGACCGCCCCGGTGCGAGGCAGGATGATCGAGGTGGCCTGCGATGCCAGCGCGTAGCCTGCTGAGAATGCGTGTTCCGCGACGAACGCCCAGACTGGTTTTGCCGTCCGTGCCGCGCGGATCGCATCAGCCAGATCGAACACGCCCGCGACCTCCCCGCCGAAGCTGTCGATCTCCAACGCAATCCCTCGCACCGCAGGGTCCGAGGCGGCAGCGGCAAGCTGGGTCGCGATCCCCTCGTAAGAGGTCTGCCCCGACGATTTCCCGATCCACGCTCCGCGATGCACCAGCACGCCGGAAATCTCGATCACCGCGATGCCATCGACCATTGCGAACGGCGTATGGTCATCGCGGCGGTATTCCTCGGCCAGACCGTTGGCCAGAATTCCCGCACGGGCAGGAAGGGCAGCAGCGGCCATGTCTTCTGACGAGACATCAACACCAGCCAGTCGCAATTGCCGCCCGGTGATGCGTGGCCCAAGCCCTGACAGGAACGCCATGGCCTTTGACGGCTCGACCAGCAGGGGCGTGTTGAACGCGCGTTGGGCAATCTGGGCATGGAACATCTGGATTACTCCTGCGGGGCAGCATCTTGGGCCGGGTCCTGGTTGGGATCCGGGGCATTCTGGTCCTGCGTGTTCTGATCAGAGGAATTCGGATCAGCGTTCGGGTCCACTGCACCCGGTGCCTGCGCCGGGGATCCCGGACGGCGGAAGTCGAGGCCCAGCCTGCGCTCGCGGGCGCGCTCGGCCGCGATCTCGCGATCCACCTGTTCGGCGTCATAGCCGCGCTCGGCGATGGCTTGGGTGCGCGATTTCAGGCCAGCTTCGATCTGGGCAATCTCGGCATTGGCGTCTTTCAGGGGATCGACCCAATCCCATTTCGTCGGCAGCCAGTCGACTGCGAGGTATTCGCCGCGGCGGCGGTCGTAGCCCGGCAACCGCAAAGCCCCCGCCAACACGGCGGTGTCGATGAACCGCGCCCAGATGGGCCTGCACATCTGGAACACCATCACCGAATGCTGCCAGGCCGCGACGCGGCGGCGGAACTCGATCAACGACAGGCGCGAGTTCGAGAAGTTGCCTTTCGCCCCGTCGTTGGACAGATACCCGTAGGGGATGCCCAGCGCGGCAGAGATTTGCAGCAGGGTGCGGTACTGGAAGGGCTCGTATGTCCCACCGCTGTCGGCGGGCTGGCCCACGGTGACATCCTCGCCCGGATCAAGCCGCACAACTTGACCGGGTGATACCTCATATTCCTCGTCCGGTGGGGCTAGCGGGTTGTCCGGCGCGGGCGAGGTCACGAACATCGCATACATCGCCGCCACTTTCTTCCGGTCCAACTCGGCATCGTCATATTGATCGAGCAGGAACAGCTTCACGATGGCCGGGGCAAAGCGCGACACACCGCGCAACTGCCCGGCCTCAACCGGGTCGATGATATGCAGCACTTCGGAGCTCGGCACCCGCACCATCTCGCCCGACACCCCCGGATCGGAGCTGTCGCCGGGATGGCGGCGCAGGAAGTGATAGGCGACGCGGTGGCCGATCCGGTCGAACTCGATGCCCTGGCGGATCACATTGCCGTTGGGGTCAACCGCGTTGTGGTAAAGCGGCAGCATTTCCGAGGGCAGCATCTGCACCTGCAACGGCACCACCAGACCATCTTCCACGCGGCGCGGCCGGAAGCGCAGAAACACCTCGCCGGTCATGAACACCTCGCGGGCGGCGCGGCGCTGCAACCCATAGAAATCCGTCAGCCCCTCGGCATCGGCCTCGTCGGTCCAGGCCAGCCATAGCCGCTGCACCGCGTCCTTGCGCGCAGGCGCGGCGATGGTCGAGTTCGGGCTGATGCCGTTGCCGACCGTGTTGGCGGCCCAGCTTTCGATGGCGTTGTTGGCATAGCCATTGTTGCGCACCAGCCAGCGGGCGCGGGCGTTCATCTCCGGCCCCGAGGCAGCGATCAGCGCATTGACATGGGCGCGGGATGTGGTGAAGCCCTTCAACCGGCGCTGGCCGGAAGTGGCGTCAAACCCGCCCGGCACGCCGAAGCCGCCGACCCATGCTCCGAGGCGGGACCGCCAGTTGGTCCTGGTCATGTCAGAGATCCTTCGCAGCGTAAGGCCGAGACACCCGCGACCTGGTCACAGTGGTGTCAGCCGTGGCGATCCGGCGCTCGAGATCGAAGATTGCCGTCGCAAGTTCAGCGTCCGAGCCATAGGTGATCTGGCGGCCGTCGTAGTTGATCGACCGCACCCCGCTAAAGCGCATCCCCAACAGTGCCGCATGCAGCGCCTGCATTTCTGCCAGAGTCATTATCGCTACCTCATATATTTCGGGGTCACCGCGCCGGAACGGCGGCGCCGGGGTGTCAGTACGGTTCCGGCAGTCGGGGCGGTCTGTTCGACCACCGCCGCCACAACCTGATCTTTGGTTTCAACACCCGCTTGCGCTTCCAGCGACCGCCACGTCGCCTCGTCCCAGCGGTCAGCGCCGATGATCCATGCCGCAGCACGGGCATAGACCCGGGCGTCGAGCGCCTCGTTCCTCTCGCGCATCTTCTGCCATTCCTGATGGCCAAAGCCGCGCTTGTTGCGCACCGTGACCAACTGCTCGGCCACCAGTTGCTTCAGCCACTCAGTGTCGACCCAAGCGGGCAGGTGCATCGTGCCGGACGGGTCGCAAACGCCCAGCGCGCGGTCTTCATCGCTCGGACGTTCCAGCCGCAGGTAACGGTAGGTTTCCGCCTTGAAGGTCGAGACCGCGATGGTCCAGAGCCGGGCACCCCGGCGCAGCCGCTTGCCGCCGATGGTGGCATCGACGAACGTCGGCCCGGACACCGGCGTTGTGCGGTTGAAACTTTCCACGCCCTTGATCGGCATCGCCTGTCCGTAGCCGACTGAGCGCGACCAGGCATAGACAGCCGATGCTTCATAGCCGGTGTCGATGGCCAGTTTGGCAATCTGCATCACCGCACCGCTTTCGTGCGTCCATGTCCGCCCAAGGAGGGCAGTCAGCTTGTCCCAAGCGGCCGGATCGTCCGGGCCGCCCGGAATGACGATGTGCTCGACCAGCCAGCTTTCCAAGCCCCGGCCCCAGGCCCAGACGTCAACCTCGATCCGGTCCTTTTGCACATCGGCCCCGGCGGTCAGGAACAGCCCGAGGCGCGGCACCGCTGATCCGAACACCTCGCGACGATCTGCCAGCCGTTGCCATTCCGGCGCGTCGCCAGACTCAACCCATGTCTCACCAAGCAAGGTGTTGCGCGCGGCGCGGAGCATCTCTTCCGAGCCTTGGGCGGCGAGCCAGTCGCGCGCGATTTGCGCCCAGCTTTTCCACCCCAAGGGCGAATAGAGCGCCGAGATGTGAAAGCCGATCGAATGCGGATCAGCGGAGACTGCCGTCGCGCGCCATTCGCCGCGCTCCAGCATCTCCGTCTTGTGATGCTCGGCGATCGGCTTCTCACAGCCCTCGCAATGATATGCCGCCGTCTCCGGCTTGTCCTTTTCCCAGCGCAGGCGCTCGAACTGCAACCATTGCATCCGGCCGCAGTGCGGGCAGGGCACGAAGTAGCGTCGCTGGTCCGATGCCTCGTATTCGCGCTCGATCCGGCTCAGACCCCGGATCGTCGGGGTGGAAACCATGAACACCTTGCGGCGGTGCGAGAAGGTCGTCGTGCGCGCTTCGGCCAGCGTGACCGGATCGCCTTCCTCGTCGGCCGATGGCGGATATGCGTCCACCTCGTCGAGGAACAAGTAGCGCGCGGGCATCGATCGCAGACCGACAGCCGAGTTCGCCCCGGTCAGCACCAGGATGCCGCCGGGAAACTCCTTGGACAGCATCGAGTTGCCCGCGTCGCGGGACCGGGCCGGATTGACCCGTTCGCGCAGCGCCGGGCTGTCCTCGATCAGCGGATCAAGCCGCCCGCGCGAGGTCCGTTTGGCCATCTCCACCGTTGGCAACACCGCCAGCATCGGCCCCGGAGCGTGATGGATGACAAAGCCGATCCAGTTGTTGCCCGCCTCTGTCGCCCCAACCTGCGCGGCCTTCATGAAGCTGATCCGTTGCGCAGGGTGGCGAGGCGACAGGGCGTCCATGATCTCGCGCAGATAGGGCGTCCGTGCCGTCCGGTACCGCCCGGGTTCGGCGCTGGCCCGCGATGACAGCCAGCGATGCTGATCGGCCCATTCCGATACCGTCAGGTCCGGATCGGGCTGCATCCCCCGGCGCCATGTGCGCAGAAGATCGTCGGAACCGTCAAACCCAAGATCGAGGTCGGCGGTCAGGTCATCCTGGTCTCCGCTTGTGCCAAGCTGCTCTTCACTCTCATGCAAGCGAGACGCGGAGATCGGCGAGGGCAGCGAGCTGTTCTCTGACATGGGTTTCCAGCACCCTCTGCAGGATCGCGGCCTCGATGATCACCGGCTTGGCCGTTTGTTTTTCCACCTCCGCTGCCACTTCGGCCGCCATCAACGCCGCCACCCGAGCGGGCCATGTGACCCAGACATCGCGCTCCTGCCGCGCCAGGCGAAATACCAGCGCCTCGGCGCGCGCCCTGTCGATCAGCAAGCCTTTCTTCTTCTGGATCGCCAGTTGGCGTTCCTGCGCCTGATAGACGGTCAGCGCGGTGCGGGCCTTCAGATAGGACGAGCTGTCGGCCGGGCCGCTGAACCCGCTATCGCCACCCGTGCTGCGGCGCTGCTGGTCCGGATCGGTCATCTCACCGCGCCGCACATCGGATGCGGCCGCGTTGATCGACCCATCGCTGTAAACCACCAACCGACTGGCCTTTCGCGCCTTCTGGATCGCCCCGCGCGAGAGACCGGAATGGGCGGAATACTCGCGCTCAGACATACCTTTCATGGCGATTGTATTGTCCTCAAGTCATTGGCAATAAACGGGAAAGCAGGTCTATTTCTGTTGATTACACTTGCGGTTAGAGCGAGTCTCGGATCAGGAAATCACCCCGGATCGGAGATCCAGATCATGACCATGGCCACCACCACCATCCGCATCGACATCGCCACGCTGCCCGACCATTTTGACCGCAGCCGCCCCAACATGGTGGCGGAAGCCATCGAGACCGTGCTGCGTGAAGACGGGATCAGGGCCGACTGCTCGGACCTGTTCTCGCACCTGAAGATCGACCTGCCGACCGCGCAACTGGCCGCTGCCAGCGCGTTGCTGGCCGATCTGCAGCTGATCTGAGGCAGCACCATGAGCACCCGCGCCCAAGTTGCCATCCAGATCGGCCCCGAGGAATGGGCGCATGTGTATGTGCATTTCGACGGCTACCCAGCCCATATGCTGCCAGCGCTGGCGCGCTGGAAACCCGAGGACATCCTTGCCGCCCGTGAAATCCGGCAGGTCACGCCCGAGGCGCTGGATTGCTTCAGCCCGCCCCGCGATCCGCGCATCCTGCCGCGCCCGACGCGGGAGTTTGCCCACCTTTACATGTGGATCGGCTGCCAGTGGGTGACGGTCGAACCGCAGGCCGAGGCGACCAGAGTGTAATCAGAAAGCACTGATATTGCTTGGATTTACCTACACTAACCGCCCCGCCAGAGCGATGCTGATTACACGAAAACGATGCAACTCAGCGAAGGAAACCCCCGCCATGACCATCCGCCGCGCCACCGACAACACCAAAGCCCTCGACGCCTTGCTGGAGCGCCTGAAAGCCCTGAGCGACGACCATTTCGAGACCCATCCCGACGAGATCAACTGGGGCCATGTCGGCACCCTGAACCATTACGCCAGCCTGTTGCGCCAGATCACGGACGCGGCGTTCAAGGAGGGCGAACATGCCGCTTGATCCCGCCCAGCGCCACCAGATCGAACAGGACGCCCTCACCGCCGCATGGGAGGCCGAACGCCTCGCCGCCTGCGACGTAGCCGTCGCCCTGCTGCGCGAGATCGCCGATCTGGACCGCGATGATGATGGCGACGTGATCATCGGCACGGATGCCGACGGCCACAACGACCTGATGTCGCGCATCACCGCCTTCCTTGCCACGCACGACCAATAAAGGAACCCGCCATGACCAAGCTGACAGAAACCCAGACCATCATCCTGAGCGCCGGAGCCCAGCGCCCCGACAACATCGCCCTGCCGCTGCCAAACGGGCTGGCGGGTGCGGCGGCGAAGATGGCCGTGACAAAGATGATCGAGCGCGGCTGGCTGCAGGAGGTCGATGCCAACCTGCGGCGGAATGATCCGCTCTGGCGCGAGACCGGCGATGGCCATGGCACCACGTTGGTGGTCACCGAGGCGGGGCTGTTGGCCATCGGGATCGAGCCGGTGGTGGTCAAGACTGTTGTCGCCATCAGCGAACATGCCGCCAAGACCGCCGCTCCCAAGCCGTCGTCCCAACGCGCTGGAACCAAGCAGGCCATGCTTATTGCGATGCTGCAGCGCCCCGAAGGCGCGTCCATCGCAGAGATTGTCGAGGCTACCGGCTGGATGGGTCACACCGCGCGTGGTGCAATTTCGGGCGTTTTGAAAAAGAAGCTCGCGCTCCCCGTCACGGCAGAAAAGGTCGATGGGAGGGGGACCGTCTACAAGCTGGAAGCCGCCTGATGCATCGCTTCAGCTTCTGCCAATATCAGCGCTTCCGTAAGAGCTTGCGCCTGCGCCTCTCCAAGCGCTTGCAGGTCATCGAGGACACGGTTTGCGATCCGACCCACATTGACGACAATGCGCGCGCTTTCGCTTGATGCGGTCAAGTGTTCCCCGTTTTCGGCGTGGTGCACAAACTCGCAAGGGTTCTTTATGTTGAGGTGGTCGTCACTCTGGTAGATCACCCAGACTACCCCAGCACAGTCGCTGGGCTGATCGACGCGGACGCGCAGAAATTGCGACAGGTGTTCTTGCACAAGTCCAAATGCGATTGAAGGACCAAGGCCGATCCGGCGCAAATCCTGCGCCACGGCGATGGCTACCACGTCCCGCCAGTTATACCAGCGGCCCTTTCCCGGCTTCGGCGTATGTTCCGGCCGAAAGCCGCCCCGCGATATGGCTTGGTTCAGATCGGCGCGCTGGATCGGAACAGCCCGGACCAGGTCACCATTTCGCCAGAGGTAGTCGTTCTTTATCATTGCCGCGGCCTTTCCATGTCATCAGTATTCTCGTTGCTGCCATCCAGCCGAGCCATCTTTCCCGTCGCCATCTCCCATCGACGCACCGCCACGTCGCAGTAAACCGGGTCCAGCTCCATCGCGAAGCATCGCCGCCCAGCCCGTTCGGCGGCGACGATCTGGGTGCCGGAGCCGCAGAATGGCTCGTAGATCAGGTCGCCGGGATCCGAGAATGCCATCAGGACCGCCTCGACCAGAGCCACCGGAAACACCGCAGGATGCGATCCGGCCGCGCCCAGCCCGCCCTTGTGACGCATGATCCGAAAGACCGAGTCCGGGATGCGGTGACTTTGGATCGCGTTTCCTGTTCCGGTCTTGGCGTGGACGGTGCCGTCGGCCCCGCGCAACCCACCGCCGCCGAGAGTTTCGCCCGCGTGCTTGGAGGGGACCGTCTTGTGCGGTTTGCGCGGCGCGCGGTTGAAGTGGAAAATGAACTCGTGCGACGGGGCAAGACGGCCGTTCCAGTCGCCCGGCAAGCCCGGCCCCTGATCCCAGACATACCAGCCAAACCTTCGCCAGCCAGATTTGCGCATCCATTCGACCCATCCTTCCCAATAGGGCAGCCATTCGCCGCTCCGATGCACGAGGCCGAGATTGACCAGCAACTGGGCTTCGGTCGTGACCGGGGCGGCTGCAAACACGCCTTGCATCAGCGCATCCCAATCGCTGACCTTTTCCTTCGCGGCGCCATAGTCGCGCTGCTGGGCATAGGGCGGCGAGGTGAACATCAGCGTCGCCTGTTCGCCCTGCATCAGTCGGGCCACGGCTGTCGCATCAGTCGCGTCGCCGCAGCACAGCCGGTGCTTGCCCAGCGCCCAGATGTCTCCGGGTCTGGTGATGGGGTCGGCGGGCGGCTCGGGAATGGCATCGGCCGCATCGTCGGAAATCGCCGGGCGGCCATCGGCATCGGCCAACAGAGCGTCCAGTTCATCCTCCGGGATCCCGATCAGCCCGAGATCGAAATCCTCCGCCAGGAGCGCCTGCAATTCCTGCAAGAGCAGAGCGTCGTCCCAGCCGCCCAGCTCGGTCAGTTTGTTGTCAGCGATCCGGTAAGCCCGGCGCTGGGCTTCGGTCAAATGACCCAGGACGATGACCGGCACTTCGGCAATTCCAAGATGCGCCGCCGCCAGGATGCGGCCATGTCCCGCGATCAACTCGCCATCGGCGGCGACCAGCACCGGCACGGTCCAACCGAACTCGGCCATGCTGGCGGCGATCTTCGCGACCTGATCTGCGTCATGGGTTTTGGCATTGCTGGCATAGGGCTTCAACTGGGCCAGCGGCCAG